GTCCTCAATTCCTTGCAGTTCGTTGCCTTCATTTTCTTGAAATAAATATTGTTCTTCAGTCATCATATTTTTCACTCTCCTTTTAGTTTTATTTTTGAGTATTTAGCACTCATTAGTGAGCAGGATAACGACCTGCCCACTCAATCAATGCTAATCAATTATTTTTCCTTTATTCTCTCAAACTTCCATATATTGCTTTATAATTTACTACATCTTCTTCTACTACTTTTTCCGCTTCTTCGTGTATATCTACAACGCCACCACTCAATATAAATTCATTTACTTCTTTTTTAAACTCTTCTAAATTTATATTGTTTGCTAATTCCTCAAACCATTTGTAGGTGTTTTCGTCGTTGCTTGTAATCCAAAGGTTGACAGCCCAACTGTAATAATTATCCCACCCATTATATTTATTCAAATTATGTTCTAATTTATTCATTTTTTATTCCTCCTTATAATTGATTAATCACTTTTTGCCTTTCTAATTCTACATCTGTAATTTTCTCAAATTCATTTTCTTTTAAATCTTCAACGTGTCCTGATTGGTCCAACCTAGCTGTAAATGCTATTATATTTTGCCCTATTAGTTTCCCAACTTCTCCTTTATACCTGCCAGATGTTACTCTGACATTCTGCCCTTGATTAACCCTACTTCTAATTTTTAACATTTTAGTCCCTCCTTAAAGGTTTTTTCTTTCTTTTAATACTTTCTTTCTTTTTTTCTTATTATATTATATACTATCTATAATATTGTTCTATTATCTTATAGACAGTATAATATATAATAGACTATTAATTAATTATATTATTATATTATAGAATATCTTTTTTTTAATGCTCTTTTTATCTTATTATATATTAGACTATCAATTTATATTATAGAACCGTTTTTATTCTTTTTGTTGTAAATAGTTACTGCTTAATTATTGTTAGATTATTAGTTATATTGTCGCAGGCGGCTTTCCTCGTCTTCTTGCTGCCTGGCACATATGTTGGAAACTCCAACTGCTAATGCACTCAAACCCTGCAAGTACTTGTCAGCTCTGAATTATACTGTTATAACTAGCGTTGTGGCTTGTATTATTAGCCCTCAACGCACCTGCTAATTATAAGCTCAATTCTATGCTAACAGTTGCCGACGCCCAAGCTCTTTATAATATTCAGGTCGCCTGCTGCGGATAACGGCGCAACCCTCGCAGCTTGCTATTGCTGCTTTAATATTCAGCTATCAAGGTCCGCTGCTAGTGGCTGGCTACCCAACCGCTAACAGTTTCATTCTATTGTCCGCAAGTAGCTGGCTTGCGGTGAAGTCTTTCGGCCAGTTGCTAACTGCCTCCTTTCGACTTCAACTACATTGTATCACGAGAACGTGGAGTTGTCAACAATAATTATAATATCCCTGCCACATCAACGATTATAAAACTGCACAAAGTCGCCAAATCCAGCGGCAAATAAATGATTATCTAAAACTAGTATGTTATCTAATAAGAGATTAATATAATTAGCTGCATAGTTATATAATTACTTATATGTTATTAGTTCTTATATATATTTAGTTATCTTATTAGTATATACACCCCCCCCACCCCAGGTTGAGAAATTTCCCCTTCTTTTTATACACACCCCCAAAATATTTTTTGAGAATTTTGCCCCTCTAAAACTTGCTCACGCTTTCATATATATGTATTATTTACTAATAACTACCGAGAATACTCATCTATAACAAAACTGGGGTAGAACAGGCAATTCTGCGTCTATAATAAGAGATTTTGGATAGAGAAGTGTGGGAAATTGAGGATACAGCGAAAAAATCACTTGCGAGGTTAATAATGATGTGGTATTTTTAAGACAGACAAGGAATTTCTGTGCCTTCGGGCATAAATATCAAACTCTCCTTTGATTGATTGTTTTAGTCCTAGTTATATAAACACAAAGACAATATTTTCGGTGAGTAGTGAGGTCATCTGGCAAGAGGGCAAAATTCCAAACCTACACGAAAACAAGTGGTATGATGATAACTAATAACTTGCCTGGTTATCATCTGCCCAGCGACTACTATGATGTTTATAATATAATTAAGGAGTGATTATATGGCAAAATATCTTCAAAAGCCCGTCGAGATAGAAGCTATACAATTTAAGTTGATAGAAAAAATACCTTGTAAACACGGAACGGCAAAAAAATATAATGATTTAGAAATAGCAGAGTTTATGGATAAGGTAATAAGAGTTAAAACTAAACCAGATGGAAGCAAAGAAGGAAAAATTGAGATTGAAACTTTAGAAGGGGAAATGATAGCTAGTGTAGGGGACTATATTATCAAAGGGATAGATGGTGAATTTTATACCTACAAACCAGAAATATTCCACAAAATTTATGAAAAATCTGAGCCAGTTAAAGTTTGTAAGTGCCCTAATTGTGGTCATATAGGAGGTATTAGAGATTTTACCGAAACAAATTTAGGCGGTGAAATGTTTAATATTTGTGATAAATGTGGAGTTATATTTAAAGGAAACTTAATTTATACATATGAAACTGCTAAAGAACATATAAAACAATTAAATAAATCATCAAGGAGGAGTATATGCTACTGATAATCCGAGATAGTGTATTGGGTAGTAAAATAGTTTTCTGTCCTATCAAAAAAGCCGAAGAAAAAGATGAAGTTGAAATTCCAATAAGTCATTGCAAAGAGAAATGTAATCACTTTGACGGTTGTAAAAAAGCCGAAAATTATAAATTATTAAAATGCGAATATTATTATAATCAAAAATATAACAAAGAGGAGGAATAGCGTGGGGGTATTAATACCAGATAAGCAAAAAAAAGAGTGCAATCACGTATGGCAGACAGTAGATAAAGACGATTCATTCGCTAAATCTGGACGAAAAGAGATTAGGAGAAAGAAGGTTAAGTGTGTAAAATGCGGAGAAACAAAGATTAGGAGGGTTAAAAGGAGGTTGAAATGATGTCTGGAGAAGTTGTAGATAATGAAAGAGTAAAGAAAATAACAGATGAACTTCTGGATAGAGATAGAAACAAAAGAGGTCCTGACTTCAAACGTGATTTCAACCAGGTTTGGGAGTTGATGAAGGAAGAAGTTGCTGATGAACTGGATAATCCAAGACAGATTGCCTTTTTATCAGCTTATTCTATTTTAGGGGCGGTAACATACGCAGCTAAAATAGCTGGAATATCACCATCAAGCGTTTATAAATGGAAAAAAGACGAAACTTTTATGAAACATTACAGAAATGCAGATAAAGCACACATAGAATATATGGAGCAAGAAGCTAAAAGGCGTGCTATTATGGGCGTTAGTGAAGATGTATTCTATCAAGGCGAAAAAGTAGGAGAAAAGCGTAAGTATTCAGATAGTTTACTTAAAATGCTGCTTCAAGGTGAACAACCAGATAAATACAGAAGTTCTAAAATAGAGATAAATGGTGGGGAAAACGCTAAAATACAAGTGAATTTCGGCACTCCCGAATTAAACCAGGATATAGATGATAGCGAATTAGATGAAGAAGATAATATAACCGAGATTGAAGGTGATTAAATGGGATTATATGATAAGTTTGACCCACGACAAGCACGTGGCGACAGGGATTTTAGACGCGAAAGAATAAAAAATAATAAACAGAACCAGGAGAAAACTTTAGAGTTTAATTTAAATTGGATACCCCAAGAAAGACAGTTGAGATTCCTGGAAGCGTGCGGATTATCACACCCATTTAAATATTATTTAGGTGAATCAAAAAGCGGCAATCCTAAAATATACAAAAGAAAGGGTGATGTCCCCAGTAAAATCCAAAAACCTGAAGCACGTGTAATAGGATATGGTGGGTCAGCTGGGGGTGGAAAGTCTGACGCTATGTTAATAGCCGAGTTTATAGGCTTATTATCCAACCCTGGTGCTAATGCAGGATTTTTCAGGCGTAAATTTACACAGCTTGAAGGACCAGGTGGGGCTATTATGCGTTCAAAAGAGTTATTTAACGACTTTCCTGGTGCAAAATGGAATGGTAGTGAACATATGTGGACTTTCACTAGCTTAAATAACTCAGTTCTAAAGTTTGCTCATATACAGCACGAAGACGATATATATGACTACCAATCCCAGCAGTTTGACTATATAGCTTTTGATGAAGCTACACAATTTACAAGAAATATGTATAGGTATCTGATGTCAAGAAACCGTGTTACAGTAAATGGAGTATATCCTCTATTCTTTATGGGGACAAACCCTGGTGGAGTCGGACATCAATTTTTTAAAAGAGAATTTGTGTCTATTGGCAAACCAGAAGAACCTCATATGGTAGAAGTAGAGCCAGGCAAAAAAGAACAGCATATGTTTATCCCCGCTAAACTAAAGGATAATATAGTTTTGGAAGATAGAGATGAAGGCTATCGTGATGTCCTGGAAGGAATGAATGAGATTGAAAGAAAAAGATTGCTTGAAGGTAATTGGGATATTCATTCGGGACAGTTTTTCCCTAGATTTTCAAGGGATATACACGTTATAGAACCATTTGATATACCAGATTACTGGAAAAGATTTATCTCTATTGATTATGGATTAGATAAATCGGCAGTT